ATCAATGGCGTAGCAGGCATGCCTGATGCTGAGTTTTCTTGAAGAATAACTTGAGCTTGCCGGGTAGCATCGCCATACCGCACAGGAACTCTAACTAAAGTATGATCAGTGCCTTCTTCATTGCGGCCGTACTCAACTTGAAAGTTGCTAAAAATTCTAGCAAATTGTAAAAGAAATCTACGTATTTGTTCGTCATAGAAAAATAATGGTGTCAATGCTGGCATGGTTAACCTCCGTTGTCGGCTCTAGGCTTAAGGATTTCACTGAGACTTTGGCGACTTGGTATAGCACCACGATCTGTAGTTTGTACTGTGTCGGTGTTGTTAACAAATCCAGCACGGAGTGTTTTTGCATCCGCCTCAAAGTCAAGTCCAGTTCTGACTGCATCTTCGATCTTGACCCATCTACGTCCGTCGTATCTAAATAATCTATTTGGGAAATAATCTAAACGCAACGCATAATCGCCTGTTGCAGCATTTGGAGGAAAACTCACACCCGGCGTTACTGGCAAGCCATTTGGTGGAATTAAATATCCTGTTTCTGGATCCACACTATTGCTTAGATAACCCAAGGTATATCCAAGCCCAGTTGGGTTAGTACCATCGCCACCTTGTGTACCGTCACCTGTGGGTATAGTTTGGTCGGTAGTTAGTCCAGATCCTGCCGGCTGACCGTTTGGTGATGTTGGTAAAATATAAAACTTAGTAATATCGTAGCCACTGAGTGGAACTTCAATTTCGGCTTGAGTTAAAATAGCATCATTCAGTGCTAGATCTTTGTTACGAGTACTGGCACTGTCACCCAACGTGTTAGGATTTGCAATCGGTGTCCAGTATGGTTGACCGGTGCTGGGGTTAACAGCGTCAATAGGAGTACCCGCGGGCACATTACCATTGGCACGATAGTATTGATCACCTTGATTAACTACATCACCGCTTGGATAAAAATTACCTGGATCCCAAATGTTATTTGTAACAAATGGTTGATTCATTATGTCTTGATATTCTTGTGCATTGACCAATGGTGTGGCCTTGACTCGCCATAAGTGTGGCAACCAAGTTTGACTAAAACCTTCGCTGGCAAATGCCGCATCTTGTATTACATAATATTTTGGTAATGGCAACGGAATAGCAGCATTCAGAGGGTTATAATCTTTGAGATTTGGAACTTCAATTACATCGCCCGACATTAGCTTACGGCCAAAGGTGTCAATCATGTCGTTGTAGTGGAATGTAATAAACAAGGTATCGTTGTTTAAAAACAAACCAAATTGTGTCAAATCAAAATCAATGTCTTGCACACGATACACACCGCGCATGATAAAAATGTCAGGATCGTAGGCACGATCTCTATTTTCCAATAACAGCAAGTCCTCAATAAACAGCGGACTTTGTGTTTCACGTACTGGAATAGTAGCGTCGGCGTCACCCGGATCACCTGTTTTGGGTCCTAGATATTTGTGAACATAGATATCCAATCCGCCGACTGTGTACATTTCACGTATTGTGCGGTCAAGGAATTGATAATCATTGGTGCGATTTGGACGATATAGACTCAAGCGTGGCATAGTCTAGTATTTAGCGGTTAGATTGACCTAGAAATCAAAAGCTAGTATAATTACAAAATGGACGAATTATTTCAACGACTTGATCGAGCAGAAAAAGCAATAGCCGCTGTTAAAAACAAGGTGGCTCGCAGGGATCTGCTTAAAATGGTCAAGGCAGTTGATACAGTCTTTGTAGCTGCTGACATGGAAAGCGTAGAATGTCGTCGAAACAAAAAAGAAACATCTAGATATCGAGAACTGGTTAAACAAATTGAGGATTTGCTGACTAATTTAGAACAGCATATTACCTTTGCTAATTTACTAGGTTGACTTTACAAAAATTTAATATACAATAAAGACTATGGCAAAATCAAACGAAATCAAACGACTAAACCCCAAGGGTGCTGAAACCAAGTATGTGGGGTTTGAACCAGAGTGGAAATTCCAGCCCACCGAGGAAAATCGTATATCATCCTTGGCAAATGCTTTTCAGTGGTATAACTATCACTACGGTAAAAAAGACGCCAAAGAAATGTTGTGCCATTATTTAGAGCACAACAGCCGTAAAGTTGATGCCAAGACCATGCGTGGAATACCGGACAGTCAAATTCGATTGACTCCTGCCTGGGTGTGTCGAATGACCTTGCTTGGTTTAGTTTTAAACGAACACGAGCAAAGCATCATTGACGATCAAATTTCGTCCATGCTCAAAGTCAAACAAGAAATTAAACGAGCTCAGTCTGAAGTCGATGCGGATACTGCTGTGGCAAAACTTACCATTCAAGATCACCTGCGTGAAAAAGTAAGCGAATGTTGCGGTGAGCTTGAAGGCATGTTTGATGATTTTGTTGTAGCAGGCGCTAAGATGTCAGCAGACTTTAAACCCATTGCCTTGATGCGTGGCATGAATATTAGTCCCAACATGGTTGGCACAGTGTCTAAGGTTTGGGAATCTCGCCTCGCAGAATTCAACGAAGTACTAGATGGTACCGATGCCGACCTAGTCGAAGGTTATAGCCACCTCTCCAAGAATCAACTTAAACAGTGTGTTAAGTTTTGCGAAACAGTGATCAATGATTGCAACAGTTATGTTCAACTAAAGAAGGTAGAACGCAAACCACGTGCCAAGAAAGCTGTGAGTCCAGAAAAATTAACTCGCAAATTTAAGTTCTTAAAAGAGTTTGATGAGTTCAAGCTCAAATCAGAGCCAGTTACAAAACTAGTCAATGCCAGTGAAGCTTGGCTGTACGATACAGCCAAACGTAAACTTATTCATGTTGTAGCAGATAGTCACATTGGTACCTTTACTGTAAAGGGCAGTGCTATTGTGGGCTTTGATGCTCAAACAACGGTACAAAAGACTCTGCGTAAACCAGCTGAACAGATTAAACTAGTAATGGGCAGTAAACCAGTGGCTCGTAAAGAATTTGAAGCAATCAAAGCTACCGAAGTTAAATTTAACGGCCGCGGCAACGACAATCTAATCATCCTGAAGGCGTGGTAAACTAAGTAAAGGATGTCTCGTCGAGTAATATCCAAGGGTGAATTTTACATAACCAATGTTTGCAACTTAACCTGTGAAAACTGTAATCGATTTAATGATTATAACTTCAAAGGATGGCAAGCATGGAACGACTACAAGGACGACTACACGGAATGGGCAAAGTATGTTGACTTTGAACACATTGTTATCCTTGGTGGTGAACCGTTACTAAATCCAACCATAGTTGACTGGGCACTGGGCTTGAATGCTTTGTGGCCTACTGCAACAGTACAGATTTTAACCAACGGCACAAGGCTAACCCATGTCAAAGACCTATACGAAAAAATTAAAAATAGAAGAATTTGGATAGGTGTTAGTTTACATAACGATGAAGACAATCGCGAAATATTTGAGCAGATAGAAAACTTTGTACGTGCTCCAGTGAAAGAGATGCACGGCAAAGAAAATAACATTTACAATGCCGATTGGTACTATGAAGATTCCAACAGGATTAAGGTAGCAGTGTGGAATCAAACTGAGTTTTATCAAAGCAGTATAAAACGCAATGCCGCAGGCGAGTTGACCCTACACAATAGTGATCCGTTAAAAGCTCACAGCAATTGTGGATTTGTGCATTGGAAAAACTATCATTTCATACGTGGCAAAATGTATAAATGTGGGCCGTCAACTCTGTTGCCCGAGTTTGACCAACAGCATCCGCTGGCAATAACAGCAGAAGATCGCAAACTTTTATACAGTTATCGCCCACTGGGCAGTGATGAGTTAGCAATCCGTCTAGACCAGTTTATGGACGAAATTGATAATCCTATACCAATGTGTAAATTTTGCCCCGAACAAAGCAATTATAAAAAAATATGGGCTATACGCAAAGGCAAGTGAAGATCGGTAAATACTCTTATGCCATTACAAGTTGAATCCACTTTACAAACGCTCAAACAAAATCTTATTGAATATGTACAACTTCAGTTGGCCAATCAGATCATTGACCTTGAGCTAGATGCAGAACATTATGAAGCTGCATATCAAAAAACCATTGGTACCTATCGCCAGCGGGCACAAAATGCCTATGAAGAATCATACACTTTTATGGAATTGGTTAACAATGTAAACATTTATACCCTGCCGCAGGAAGTGATTCAGGTGCGTCAGATTTTCCGTAGAACATTTGGTGACAGCACAGGTCCGTTTGCCAGCAACTTTGATCCATTTAGTCAGGCAAGCATGAATGTTTACCTGATGAATTTTAACGTGGCTGGTGGCCTGGCCACTTACGACTTTTACTCGCAGTATGTAGAACTAGCCGGTCGTATGTTTGGCGCCTACATGAACTATACCTATAATCCTGTGACTAAAAAATTACAGTTGATTAGAGATCCCAAAGGCACAGGAGAAAATGTGTTGCTGTGGACATACAATCTCAAGCCAGAATTTAATCTATTAAGCGACTACCAAATCAGTCAATGGATCAAAGACTATATGGTTGCCAATTGCAAAATGATCATTGGCGAAGCACGTGAAAAATTTGCCACCATTGCTGGTCCACAGGGTGGCGGTAGCCTTAACGGTTCCGCAATGAAGGCCGAAGCACAAGCTCAAATGGATGTTCAAATTGAGCAACTCAAAAACTATGTTGATGGTAGCCAACCTATTACCTGGGTAATTGGTTAAAACCTACTAGACTTTTATCGTAATCTATGTTATACTTACAGCATGGATCTCATGATAGACTTAGAAGGCCTGGGCACAGGACCAGACACAACAATATTAACCATTGCCGCACAGGCATTTGATCCATTTGGTATTCATAACTTTGATCAACAATACTATGCCAGAGTAACTCTGGAAAGCCAAGAAAATCGTAGCATACAACAAGGTACCATTGATTGGTGGGCTACTCAACCTGCGGCAGCAAGAGATGAAGCGTTCAATGAAGAAGGTCGTATACCGTTGGATCGGGCTCTGGACGAGTTGGGCAAGTTGATCTGGCACAGTAAACGTATTTGGGCACAAGGCCCAACTTACGACATGAATATCCTAGAGCATGCATACAAGAGTTATGGCAAACCGATCCCTTGGCAGTTCTATGCCGTGCGTGATAGTCGTACTGTGTTTAGCTTGTGGCCAGGACTACCAAAACCTCCTACCAGTCATCATGCTCTAGAGGATTGCCGTAGACAAATTGACTTATTACAAACTACTCTTAAACATTTTAACATAAAGGAATTGGCATGATTATTGGTGTATGTGGACTTATTGGATCTGGAAAAGATACCACTGCAGATTACTTGCAAAACATACATCAGTTCCGACGTGAGTCATTTGCCCACACCCTTAAAGATGCTGTAGCTGCAGTGTTTGGGTGGGATCGCGAGTTGCTGGAAGGGCGCACCAAAGAAAGCCGTGCCTGGCGCGAACAAGTTGACACATGGTGGGCTGAACGCTTAAACATGCCTAATTTAACTCCTAGGCTAGTATTGCAACTTTGGGGCACAGAAGTTTGCCGTAAAGGTTTTCACGACAACATCTGGATTGCAAGCCTGGAAAATAAACTTCGAAAAACCACCGATGACGTAGTGATTTCTGACTGCCGTTTTCCTAACGAAATTAAAGCAATCAAAGATGCCGACGGCATTGTTATTAGGGTAATTCGCGGTCCAGAACCCGAATGGTACGATTTGGCTAAAATTGTAAATCAGGGTCCTAACAACATAGAATGGCGGTTAAGCAAAGACCGCTTGGAAAAGTTTAATGTTCATGCCAGCGAAACAGCTTGGGTTGGTACGGAATTTGATGCTATAATTGATAACAATGCCGACGGACTTGATAATCTTTACAAACAAATTAAGAGTCTGGTTCAAGATCCCCGGGCCGCCAAGTTGACAAGCTCTTCTTAACGTCTACAACACAATTTAAACAAATGGTTTTTAAATTGCGCAGACTGCTATTATTCATGTTGCCATCGACGTGATATACTAGCAACTGCCCTGCATATTTTGCTTTGAACCCACATCGATCACATGTGGGTTTTTTCTTATATCCGCTTAATTCCCATCTTGGTGTTGGCGGTTTGATTTTCCTACCTTTGCGATTGCACATTTCACACTTGCTGCGGTAATAAATTATGCC